TCAGATTTGAAGTCTCCCCTACCGGGGGAGATTTAGAGGGGGCTATAGAAAAGCAGCTTATTTCAACCGTAAACTGAATGTACCTTTAACCTTATAAGTAGTAGGCTTACCCAAACCGGCTTTAACCAGGTAGGTGTAAAATGTACCTTTTGCCAGTACGCTATCTTGTTTGTAAGCGATAAGGTTTATCTTGCCATAGTCTTGAACAGAAACGCTGTCTGTTAGCGCATATTGATCAGCGTCTCCTTTATCAGGCTTCAAAATAAATTGGCTGCCTGCAACGTTAGTATTAATATTGCTTAGGGCATACCCGCTGCTGCTTATGCCAAAGCTCATATTGTGTGCTTTATTAATTGCGGTAATACCAAAATACTGGTTGTTACCATTATGCACATTCACAAAAGCTATGGAATCTGTAGCAGCGTCAAAGCTGTAAGTAGAGTCTTGTAAGGTTATATTTAAAGTCCCTTTAGCAGCAAGATAATTGTCCGGTGCGGTAAAGGTAGTATCAGATTTACTCGAAGCATCATCCTTAATTTCCTGATCTTTCTGGCATGATACCATCACCCCCGAAAGCAGCAAAAAAATTAAAATGAAATATTGAGTAAACCTCTTATTTCCCATGCTCGAGCTTTATTATGTATAGACTTATAATTATACGTAAAAATAGTTAAAATAGTTGTGTATAAATTACGCTAAGTATCTTTTTAACAAATTTTAACAAGTAAAAATAATGCTACAAAAAACCAGCCAAAAACCTGACTTATAATTAATTAAAGTCCAAACCAATATTTTCGCCAATTATTTCCTTTCCAATCCTTGCAAATACTAATTATTTTAGCTATCTTTGAATATCTTTTATGCCATTCGGCATTTTAATCATAAGTTTCATGAAGCCTAAATATCCGAAGTTCACAGCCGATGAACTCACTAACCTTATTGACCAATATTTCACCTACATCAAAGGAAAATACCGCATGACCAAAACGCCGCCTAAAAAAGAAGGCGACAAACCAACCCGCACCAAAATCTGGGACCGCGAACCAGAATTCGCTACCATCAGCGGACTAGCGCTATTCCTCGGTTTCAGTAGCCGGCAGGTTTTTGACGATTGCATGCGCAGGGGTAAATACTCCAATATATTAAAACGCGGCTGCCTGCGGGTCGAAGCATTTTACGAAAGCCGATTGCACCAGCACTCCACCAGTGGTGCCATATTCGCGCTGAAAAGCATGGGATGGAACGAAAAGCACGAAAGCAAACCAACCGATGAAACCAAGCTAAAAACCCTCAGCATAAAAATCATCGAAAGCGGCCCAAAACCCGTCCGTTCTGAAAAAGAGGTCATCATACAGACCCAATAGAAGCACCACCAAACAATGCCATTCAGCATCAAAATCATACCAATGACCAATGACCAATGACCAATGACCAATGACCAATGACCAATGACCAATGACCAATGACCAATGACCAATGACCAATGACCAATGACCAATGACCTCAACCATCCTCTTCAAACAAAACTACCATTCCACTGCACAAACAGTCATCAATCAGGGCGGTACCAGCTCGGGGAAAACATATGCCATCGAGCAGGTATTATTCTGTCTCGCCTGCGAAAATCATAAACAGGTGATAACCGTTGTCGGGCAGGATATTCCGAACCTTAAAGCTGGTGCACTGCGTGATGCCTTGAATATTTACAACAGTTCCGATCAGTTAAAAACCATGGTCAAAAACTATAATAAATCCGACAGGATATTCGAGTTTCATAATGGCACGCTGATAGAGTTTAAAAGCTACACAGATGCGCAGGACGCGAAGTCGGGTAAAAGAGACTATTTATTCATAAACGAAGCCAATGGCATCACTTATGATATTTATAATGAGCTATCGTTACGTACCCGCAAACGGGTATTTATCGACTATAATCCCAACAGCAATTTTTGGGTGCATGAACACCTGATAGGTAAAAAAAATGTAGAATTGATCATATCCGATCATCGCCACAACCCTTTTCTTACACAACCCGAACGCGATAAAATTGAAATGCTGAAAGAAGCCGATGAAGAGCTTTGGAAAGTTTATGCCCGCGGCCTTACCGGCAAAATAATGGGACTGGTTTTCGCCAACAACTGGCACATTTGCGAAGAGATACCGGCAAGTGCCAAATTGATAGCCGCCGGCCTCGATTTTGGTTATACCAATGATGAAACCGGCTGCATCGAGGTCTACCGTCAAAACGGCGAGCTTTGGGTTGATGAACTGATTTACGAAACACATTTAACCAACACCGATATTTCCAAAAAAATGCAGGATGCGGGTATCAGCAAAAAAACAGAGATCATTGCCGATAGCGCCGAACCAAAATCAATAGAAGAACTCATTCGTCAGGGTTGGAACGTGAAGGGCGCAAAAAAAGGCCCTGATAGTATTCAACATTCGATCGACATCCTGAAACGATACAAAATAAATGTAACCCGCCGCAGCGTAAACCTACGCAAGGAACTTGATCGCTACAAATGGAAAGTCGACCGCTCAGGCAAACCCATCAACGAACCCGTAGATACCTGGAACCATTTGATTGATCCATTACGCTACGTAGCCCTAAATAAATTAAACACCCGTGCATCCGGCAAAATAAAAACCAGGCTACCCTACCAACAACCCGGCTGGATCGACCCGTTAAAAAACTTAATTACTGTATGATAGAAAAAACACTTAAAACCACCTCCGGGAAACTCCGCGTCAGTATCCCCACACAACTCAACGAAGTTACGCTGGGGCAAATGATGGATCTTCAACAAACATCCCACTTGAACGATATAGATGCCATCAGCATCTTATCCCGCATCCCGGTCGACCAATTAAAAACAGTCTGTAATTTTAACGACTTCCAATTATTTGGTGATATAGTACAGTCACTTTCCCATCAAATTGCGCAATTATATAATAGCGATGCCGTACCAGATCTAATCAGTTTATCCGCAGACAAAATCACGGTAAAAGTCATGAAAAATCTATCAATCGAACCCGCAGGCGCATTCATGGCCGCCCGCGAAATTATTGCCGATGAGATCAAAGAGTCAATTAAAATATATGGCGAAGAAAACTGGCAGGACTATTTCAACCCATCGTTAAAAGCATGTTGCCAATTACTAGCCCACTATCTCTATTGCAGAGCAACCGGCAAGCCCTACAATGAATATGAAGCCGAGGCATTTACCACCGAAATAAAAAAACTCAGGGTAACGGAGGCACTGCCCATAGCCAAACATTTTTTTACCTGTTATCCCAACTTATCGACACAGAAAACAAGCTTCTGGCAGCGCCTGCAACAGTTCTGGAAAAAAAAGCAGGCATCCGCGCATTCGAAAAGTTTAAGTACATCAACACAATAAACTCCCTTGCCGCCGGCGACATTACCAAATGGGACACTATTTTAAACATGCCTTACGAACGCATCCTAACCAAACTCCTGCTAAACAAAACCGAAGCTGATTACCAAAAACGATATTCGGAAATCATACAAGCACAACGATAATCTTCCAAAAGCGTCATTGCCCTAACGCAAAAAAGAAACTAGAGTAAGAATCAAAGAACATGCAAAAGCACAACCCATCGTTCACCACAAAAAACCGGCATCGTCTGGCTCGGCTAGCACGGGCCCAACAATAATCACTACCATTAACAGAGTCAGGCGCAGCCGGGAGTTTTCTTTGGTTACTTTCTTTTGCGGAAAAAGAACGGCGAAGCCCTCTTGAGTACCATTGAAAAACAAACAACCGGAAAACGTGACGCTTTAGCGGCCAGCGATACCACAAGCAAGGTTATAAACCATGCAAATCACAAACAAACATTACATATCATGATTCGCAACCAAATTCAATCCATAACCCAAACCCTAAGCAGCACCCCCACATTCATCTACGGCACCGCCAACGAGCTTAATTTCCATGCCGACGACGCTACCTTCCCAGTAGTTTTCATGTACCCCCTCCAACCCGTAGAAGTATCGCCACAAATAAATGGCTCAGTAGATAATACTTTCTCCGTATACCTCGAATTCCTATACCAAACCGAGTTCGACCAATACACATCAGACAACGAAACCTACGTAAACCAAGCCCTGCAAATAGCAAATGAGTTCATCGTAAAAGCATCCAAATACCGCGAAGGCGAAGGCCGCTACTTCCGCATCAAAGCAGGCGACAAAGCCAAATGCCTCCCTGTCTACAACAAATTTGATGTTAACACCACAGGCGTCAGTTTAACCATCACTTTGGCAACGATGTATTATCCGATAATTACATAACCCACCTTGTCATTGCGAGGCACGAAGCAATCGCACGTAGAAAAGCCACCGTGCATAGTCCGCGATTGCTTCGTGCCTCGCAATGACAAAGAATAAAAAAGCGCTAACAACCAATGCAAAAGCACAACCATAGTTCACCCAAAAAAACCGGCATCGTCTGGCTCGGCTAGCTCAAGCCCAACTAAAAACAATAACAGAGACAGGCGCAGCCGGGAGTTTTCTTTGGTTAGCGGCAGCGATACCACTTTACATTCCGCAGCATACAATAAACAATTGCCAAACCAATGAACCATCCCGAAATAACCCAATTCCTCCAAACCCTCCAAACCGACCTCATCAACTCCCTCCAAACTAAAAACATAACTAACACCCAAAACATCACAATCACAAGCAATGCTCAAACCCAGCAATTACAAATTCCCTCCTACCTCCAAATAGTCGAAACCGGCCGCGGACCAACCTCCAAAAACGCCCAACCCGGCAACCCGCCTATGATACAACGCATACAGCAATGGTGCCAGGAAAAAGGTATACCCGACAAAGCTGCCTGGGCAATAAAAAAGAAGATCGACAAGGTAGGCTTCCCTGGCAAACCCGGCCTGCTAACCGATCCGCTTGGCGATGACAATATCAACACAAAATTGGATCAAACCTTACAACAAATGGCCGACAACATTTCAAACCAAATACTTAACGCTTTACCCATATGAGCATTTTAGCACAAATAAAAATAATTAATACTTATACCGTCGTCGGTACTGATCCTATCCATCCCGCAACATATGGCACAGTCATCATTGCATTAACCGACGCCACAACCGGTTCCCCTACCAATGGCAATAACATTATTATAAATTACAACGAAATAATAAATGGCACCACCACGGCAAAAACAGCCACCATTGCGGGGCAATCACAGGTAATTTATACAGGTATAATTACTTCTGTTCCTTCAGGTATACACAACGCTTGGGTAGTAACAGGCCAAAGTGATGTCCCAAATCCTGCCCCACCGGTTAATCAATGTGATTTGCAAATAAGTTCTATCAGCGTCACTAAACCTGAAAGTTCCCCCGGCGCAGCCGACGGCCAGGTTAGTGTCAATGCCACCTCTAGCTATTTGCCCATAATGTACAGTTTGGATAATGTCAACTTCCAAACCAGCAATATTTTTACCGGCCTGCATGGCGGCGTTTACACCGTTTATTGCACCGATGCAAATACTTTAGGTTGCGCAGTGTCCGCATCCGTTACCATACCTATTACTCAAAACCTATTAATATCCGATCCTTCGGTAACGGTGGGTAATAATACCAGCCGTTGGAATGCCGCCTTCAACCCTATCGTGTTCACTTATCAGCGTAAGGACTTTGAAGTAACCAATGTACTTATTGATACAGCCACCGGCAATGCCCGCGTAAACGTGAATGCTGATATGAGCGCCATCCAGGCGGCTATTATCGCCAACCAAAACGCGATAACCACCGCCGCCGCCAATGGGGTTACTTTGTTAAATTACCAAAACATCTATGTATACTTAAATGCCGGGGCTTATAATGGTGTATATAACGTATTATCTGCCGATGCCAGCTCAATTGTGATCAATACACCACATAACGGCAGCAGTAGCGGTTTTATAAACGTGAATATCTTAAGGCCCTATTATCAAATATCCACGCAAATCACTTATGTGGATCCTTTTACCAATGCTATTAGCACCATCACCTCCATAAACCGCCCAAACAACCAGGGAATTATTCAGGCGGATATTTCAAATTTCCTGCAAAGTTTATTACAAGCTAAAGACAATAGCGATTACACCTCAATAAATTACCGGGACAGCAACTTATCAGCCAGCTATACTATTCAATATGCCGAGCAGTACGATGACTATCAATACCCGGGCACTACGATAACCTCGCCATACATTTCTGTCGCGGCTCCGTATTACGTAACCTATACCGCCCGCCAGATACAATCAAAAAACGGCGGCAACATGTCAGCGTATGTACCATTCCCCGCCCCATCCACTCCCGCAAAATGGATAACTGATTTCGCGGAGCCCGCCTTTACTAACGGCTACCCTTTTGATATGTCGTTTATCTATTCCGAAGCACTAGCCGGACAGCAGTTGTATTACCAAATCATTTTGCAAGACATAAACCGTAACCCCCTACCCGGTGGCAACGAAACCTCCTATTTGTTAAATGACGATGGTTCATGGCTACTAAATCAGGATGCCTCAAAACTCATCATCGCGGCACAAAACCTGGTTACCACGCCCATTACCTCGCAAACTGGATTGAACCGCATCAGCATCAATCTTGATTTGCCTTTAAATGTATATTACTTCACCATCACATTGTATTATAATGACGCTAACGGAAATCCTGTTCAACTAACCCAAACCCAATCAGTACGGGTAGATCATGCACCAGATATAAATGGGGTTTACATGCGGTGGATAGGTTTAACAGGCTCATGGAACTACTATCGCTTTAACTATAATCAGGAGATTTCATTGGATGTCCAAAACGCCACCATCATCAAAAATTTTGTACAAGATTGGGAAACACAGGACGGCGTGGAAGAAGTGATCAGCAAAGACGCAGGCCAAAAAATGAAACTCATGGCCGAAGATCTAAGTGTTTCCGACATCAAAGGCCTGCAATCCATCAAATACTCGCCCAAAGTACAAATGATGACTAACGCTAACCCCGTACAATGGCAAACCGTAGTACTTAACACTGCTACCTTCAGTGAATACGAAACCATCAACGGCCAGGCACCATTCAGCATCACATTCAATATGCCATCAATCAATATCCAAACGCAGTAGGAAAGTAGCAAATATTTAGTATCAAGTAGCAAGACATTTCTTTCTTGGCTCTTGATTCTTAACTCCTCTTTCTAAATACTAGCTACTTGATACTAGCTACTAAATACTAAAAATGACCAATCTCCAACTATTCCTCAACGATAAACCCGTTGACCTCTCCGACGATAGCCCCATTGCCTTAACCTTTCAGATCAACGATCTGGCCGAGGTGAAAAATCAGCAGGGCAATACCAGCAATCAGTTCAAACTTCCGCTTACACAAAACAACCGCGCTATTTTAGGTTTCGCCGATGACATTAGCATTCAAAGCATAACACCTTACACCACCCTGCAAGCAAAAATCATCCAAAATGGTATAGAGATATTACCCAATGCCATTGCTGAAATTAATGAGGTAGATGATAACACAGCCAGCATAACTATCCTCTCCGGCAACGTCGACTTTTTCGATGCATTAGGCGGCCAAATTGCCGATATGGGCGATAGCACCAGTCAATGGAGTAATTACGGTTCTAATTTACCATGGAAACCCTTCGATCATACTTGGGATCTTGAAAACGTAGCCAACAGCCAAAAAAATACCGAGCAGGACGGCTGGATCTATCCGGTAGTCGACTACGGAATGATAGATCCAACCGACTTTACGCAACCCATCGATGTGCGTAATCAACGCCCCGGTTTCTTCATCAAAAAAGCTATTGATTTATTAATTCAGTCAACGGGTTACACAGCTAAAGGTTCATTACTTACCGACCCACTTTACCCCTTGCTTATTGCCCAGTTTAGTAATGGTAGTTTTGATCATGGGATTGATTTTCAAAACACCACCAATCAGGTAGCATCCATGCAACTTGCCCAGGATTTAAATGTAAGCCACCCATCCGCCGATAATCCACAGGGTAACATCGGCTGGACCATCATCAACACCAATTGGAATAATCAATTTCAATTCGGCCATGGCTTCACAGCTTCCGACAGGGAAAGCGTTTTAATTACTGTCAACGTTCCGCACCTACACTTTCAGGGGCATGTTGACAGTAAGCACCCGGCATACCTCAACATTCTTATTTGGGTTACAACACCCGGTCAAAACAATGCACTACTTTCGCAAATGCAATTCGACTTTAGCAATGGCTTTACGCGCGTCAGTGGTAAAGGCGGCGATATTGTTGGCTATACTGATATTTACCATTCAACGCTTTCTGCAAGTACCGAACTGGTGGCAGGCCAGGGCTTATACATCGGATACGAATTTCAGGGGGACACCCCCGCCTCATTTACATTATCCGCTGGTGCCACATGGACGGTTGCAGCCCAAAACACTACGGTAAATTTTGGTCAGGTAGTTCAATGTGAACGCATCCTTCCCGATATGTCTCAAAAAGATTTTCTTAAAGATACTTTCCAGCGTTTCGGTATCATTTGCCAAACGGATGTTTACACTAAAACGATCACTTTCTCTTCACTTAAGGACATTGTGGCCAACATTCCTGTCGCCATAGATTGGACGTCTAAATGTATCGATCAGGGTAAACAAGTAAATTTTCAACTCGGCAGTTACGCCCAGGTAAACAGCATGGAATATCAA